GGACAAGGGTAGTAAGTAGTCTATTCATTACTTATTCTTCTTTCTCTTATAAAACTTATACGCAATTAGCGCAATAGTAGCGGGGATAAGTATTTGCCATGATAAGGCGATATAGCAGATATAAGTATCTAATTCGAAACCATAGTCATTTAGTCTAATAGTCATTTACTTATCTCCGAACATGTCGAAGATTTCATCTACTTCTTCATCTGTTAAGTGGTCAATCTGTATAGCCTTTACGAATCCGAACACATCTTCTTCTTCTGCCATTAGTTGTTCATACATTTCTTCTTCTGCTAGGTGTGCATACATGTCGCTCACATCTGCCTGAATTGTATCCCATTTAGTCATTTATTATTCTCCTGCCTTGATAGTCATTACATTAGCGTTAAACTTTACGGACTTACCTAAGTCACTAGCATTTAGTGAGTTGATTAAGTGGTCAATCTCTTTTATATCTGTTGCAACATTGTCAATAGATAGTAAGCGAGAGCCTTGCCAAATTGAGTAAGTGATAGTCATTGTCTGTTCTTCTTTCGTTAGTAGTTAGTTAGTTAGTGGGTCTTATTCGCTAGGCTCACCCGCTATGCGGTTTATTTGCTAGGCTCATACCCTTATTTAGTTGTTATAGTAGGAATTGTAGCCTATAGGGCTGACAATATCTAGCGACACGCCGTTAGGCGTTATGTGATATAGCCCACATACTTTCGCTAGGTGTTAGGTGTCGGTGAGAGATTAGGTTCTCACTCGCTACCATTTGGACATATGCCATACGGCTCATGTAGTTACCATTAGCAAGGCGGAAGATAGATACATCTCCTGTATTACTACTAGCCATAGGGTGACTAGGTTCTATTACTAGGTTAGTCATTAGTTAGCCTCCTTAGTAGGTAGGCACATTACGCATGTTGTCCATGCTGTAACTCGCTCACAGTCTGAGCATTTTACATAACCTAGATACTGAGCCATTTCGACTGAGTTACCTTGTTCGAATATTCTGTTAGTCATTTTACTGACCCTTTCTCGTTAAGGTCTTTCCTTAACTTCTTTATATCTTTATCATATATGAGGGGACTGACAAATATCCACCCCCAACACGGACAATTCGGACATTTTAAAAATTTTTCATGTGATTAGGGTCACAATTAGCCTAATATGGGCGCACTATATGGACAAAACGGACATTCGTTTAGGTGTGTATCATACAAATTAAAAATATTTTAACATTTTATGAAATTGAAATACTAGTTGACTAGAATATACACAGTAAGATATTATTGCAGCTATGGCTGCTAAACGTATCGTAATCTGTGATCAATGTGGGCGGGAACTAGAAGTAAGATCAGCATTTGCCTATATGACATTATCTAATCACAAGAAAAATTGTGAGAACTCTTGACTCAAGAAAATTTCTAGTGTTATACTAAGTATGGTTTGTGGGGGCTTACACTGGATACTCAAATATACTAAGTATCAAAATGTAGCTTCTCTATCTCCTAAGGTAAAGGTTAAGACTTGTTAAGTAAAGGTTAACTTTTAAATTATGGGGGGTAGGGGGGCTTTCCTAAAAATCTAAATACCTAAGTATCAATTAAATAATATATAGAATATATGAATACTAGAAATAAAAATTTTTTAACATTTTGTTAAAACTAAAATACTAGTCGACTAGGATTAATATGCCTGATAACGAAAATACATCTTGCTTCACATACAAAGTTGAAATGATTATTCAAATTTTGGCGGGGGATGAAGTAACAGCTAGAAATCAATTAGATGATAAAGGTGGATATGTAACATCTCGTAAAGTTACATTCATGGACTCAGTTCAAGTATATAAAGGTAATAAGTTAACTAAGAAAGATAAAGTAGTCGACTAAGATATTTACTGATTGATAAAAAGGGCGGGATATAATAATCCTATGGAGATCCTTTGAAATCCGAAAAACTAAGCATAACAAAGCAGAAAGCTTATCTTGCTCAATATATTCGGGATCTCAAAGAAAAATCTCCTTGTCTTGATTGTAAAAAGACTTATCCCTATTATGTCATGGATTTTGATCATGTAAGGGGAGTTAAACATAAAAACGTATCAGAGCTAATTTCTACTCTATCTAAGAAGAAGATTGATTTGGAGATAGCCAAGTGTGAGATAGTCTGCTCTAATTGTCACCGTATAAGAACACATATGCGGAAGATGAATAAGATATCGAAGAATAAATGATTTCAGGTTTCCCGCCGAATTTATATGGGGTCTCTATCGCCGCAAGCACTTTTTCGGGCGCACTTTTCATTTCGCACTTAATTTAGTATACTAGAATTGATGGACCATAGCTCAGTTGGCAGAGCGGGAAGCTGTTAACTTCTAGGTCCCAGGTTCGAGCCCTGGTGGTCCAGCTACAAGATGTCTGTACCCAGGTTCCGCCGTTCCAAACTATTGTATCTCCGATAGCTTTAGAAGTTAATACTACGTTATGAATCTCTTCTATTTCGAAACCGTTTTGCACTTTAACAAAGATTTCTCCGTTATTTTGTTGCTTACGAGTTACTATGCCTATGAAAACTAAATGTGCTGGAGCAACTGGCTTATTAACTAGACCGTATATTAAGTTTCCATCTACTCCTAGCCATACTGGGTCCCCAGGATTTGCAGAGTTTGTATCTAAGCCAGCAAGTAATCCTTCAGTGATTACATAGCCTATTCCATTTTTTGTAAGACTTGTTTCTAAAAGGCCCATAGTTTTAGAGGATGTCATTTCTATTGTATTGCTAGCTCTATTTATAAGCATATTTGTTCCATCATTGCCAGTAGAGCCAGTTACATAGACTGCCTGCCCTTTATTAATTGTTCCATTGTAATCACTTTTAACAAGATGCTTTACTGTGCTTACAAATGATGGAACTACGATTGGAGAATCTGGGCTGGTAAACCCAACTGTGCTTTGAATCATGTTGCTCTTTCTATAGACATGCAGACTGCACTGATTGCTGCAGATCCAACTGCATAAACTCTGTCATATGGTCTAAGCTCTACTGTGAATGCTTGTCTTGGATATATCATAAACCCATAATTGGATGAGGAGACATTGCTGTTTCCAATATAAATATAATCTGTTTCAGATACGTTCTGAACTATAAATGTATTTACTCCATTAATAGAGTCGTCTATAGTTAGTTCTACTGGAGTTGTAGTAGATAGGGTTTTTAGGGAATGTCTAATCATCTTCTTATTATACCCCCTAAAAAGGACAAATCCCAATCAGAGGCGGATCCGACTGGGACTTGCTAGTTCTTACGAACTAAGCATGAGGAGCAAACGGTGGGATGCTCGAACTCATACTTACTAATTGTAAAACAACTATATTTTTAAGTCAACTACTTTTCGTCAATATCTTGTGGAGTATATGATGGGACTGGACCTAGTAATAATCCTTGATCATGATATTTAACCATCTTATCCATATCTTCAGATCCAACTATTTTATTACCAATAATAACTAATGCGTCATATATACGATGTAGCATGATATATGTAGCCATATCAAGATTTTCTGATAGGCTTTGAGGTTCTTCGTTTAATTCGTTGGGTTCCATGGCTTATCCTCATAATCTACTTGCCCGTCCATTTGTGTCCGTCTCCAAGTTATGTGGTCTTGATTATGCTTGTGCCAGTCGTAAGTGTGATCCACTTTAGGCTTTCGAATGTTTTTCAACAGATTGAACAATTTCATTATAAAATCCAGATCCAATAAATCTCTTATAGCTGCATGATAGGCAGTAGAGGAATATTTCTTCTTCAATAGTCTGATTAGGAAGAAGAAGGCCTTGATCCATTGGACATTCAAGTCTAGATACAAGGCCCTCTTCAGATAGAGCTAAATATTTAGATACATACTGTATCTTTTTCAAGCTAACTCCTATTTTGTTGTAGTAGGGAACTTTAAATAAAATTCCTTTGCTCTTGGGGTTAGACCCTTCCAAGCTGACCAATTCTTACCGCCATTGGTCATATAATACGTTATCTCTGCGTTGATTACTGGGTCAAACAAAAGAACATTTGACTTCAGGTCGAACTTTTCTTTACGATCTATACCAAGGTTTCCCAACATATTGATCTGAAAAATTCCATAGGAACTGTCACCAGTTTTCCTGTTGCCATTATATGCCATAGGGCGTCCACTGGACTCCGTTTTGGCAATGGCCCAAGCCGTTCTAAGGGCTTTTCCTTCAAATCCTACAGTCTTGAGTAGTAATACTAGCTCTTTGTCTGTAAGCTTTTCTGAAGGCTTGTAAACAGTATTGCTGAACTTTTCTAAGGTCTCTGTTTTCAGTTGTATTTCTGTCTTTGGTTCTACTTTCAAAGCTTGAGCGGGTATCACAGTATTGTTTGTAAATAGAAACAATGTTATCATTACTATTACAGTTGAACTGTGAACAAAATCACTCAACTTTTGTTTTATATTCTCCATTGGCATTTCCTCCTTTAGAGATAACGAACTATAATCATAACATTGCTTGATAAAGCCTGTCAAGCCAGTCAACTAGAAAATTATTATGGAAATATCCTATTCAACGCCTACAGTTAACTTAACCGCATCCAATGGATACGCTTATGCTGGTAAACATATCGTTGAATCTTTAAGTAATCTAGGACACACAGTTTCATTTCAAAAATCTAAGGCTCCATTTCAATTAAATTTTTCTCAACCTAATCTATTTAAGATGCATAGAGGTCAATATCAAATTAGTTATACTCCATGGGAATCTACTGTTATTCCCGCATCATGGAAAGTATTTTTAGAAGCAGCAGATGAAATATGGACAACATCAAATTGGTGTGCAAATGTATTTGAAGACAATGGATATAAAGTTTCAAATGTTTATCCTCATGGAATAGAGCCAGTCTGGAAGCCTAAGAGAAGACAGGCAGACGGTGTTATAAAGTTTTTACATATTGGTGAGCCAGCTCCAAGAAAAGCGGGACAAATGGCAGTAGATGCATTTTCATCTTTATTTGGAAATGATCCAAGATATTCTTTAACAGTTAAAGCATATAAGAATAATACTACTAGAGCATTTAATAATTATATAGATAGAAATATAATTGGTTTACCTAATGATGTATATAAAAATATAAAGATAATAACAGAAGAGTTAGACATTGATCAGTTAGTTAAACTTTATCATGACCACGATGTTTTAATTTATCCTAGCTACGGAGAAGGTTTTGGGTTTATTCCTCTTCAAGCTTTAGCAACTGGAATGCCAACGATTTGCACAAGCGCTTGGGCTCATTATGATGTTGCAAATAACTTTAATGCATATTCAGGATATTATTTTGCCCAGTCAACTAAGATTCATGAAGAATATAACTGGAATCAGTTGACCAAGAAAGCATTCGATCCAATATTAAAAAAGTTCAGTTAGCACTAGACCGCTAAATAAAAGTTTGCTAGAATTAGACTTCATTCAAAATTAATCAATCCGTAAGGCGGAAGAAAAGGTGTCACTAAAAATGTCAAGAACTATTGAAAACCCATATGAAAACTTTATCGCATTATCTCGTTATGCAAGATGGCTTAAAGAAGATAATCGTCGTGAAACATGGGGTGAGACAGTAGATCGTTATTTTGACTTTATGTTAAATCACCTAAAAGAAAATAATGGATATACTCCAGATGCAAAGCTAGTAGCAGAAATTAAAGATGCGGTATTTAATCGTAACGTAATGCCATCAATGAGATCAGTAATGACTGCAGGTGCTGCATTAAGTCGTGATCATGTTGCAGGATATAACTGCTCATTTGTTCCAGTAGATTCGCCACGTTCATTTGATGAAACAATGTATATCTTGATGTGTGGAACAGGTGTTGGATTCTCTGTTGAGTATAAGTATGTTAATAAGCTTCCTTCCGTCCCAGAATCACTTGAGAAGTCAACAACAGTAATTACAGTAGAAGATTCAAAACAAGGTTGGGCAAAAGCATACCGTGAGTTGTTAGCCCTTCTTTGGTCAGGGCATATTCCTGCAATTGATGTAAGCAAGTTACGTCCAGCAGGTGCTCGTCTTATGACTATGGGCGGAAGATCATCTGGTCCACAGCCATTGATTAATCTTTTTGATTTTACTATTGCAAAGTTTAAGGGAGCAACAGGTCGTCAATTAAAACCAATTGAGGCACACGATATTATGTGTAAGATTGGTGAGGTTGTAGTTGTTGGCGGAGTCCGCAGATCAGCAATGATTTCTCTTTCTAATATTAATGACATTGAAATGGCACAGGCTAAATCAGGTAATTGGTGGGAAAATAATACACAACGTGCATTATCAAATAACTCTGTTGCATATTCTCGCAAGCCAGAGATGGAGCAATTTATTGCAGAATGGAAGTCTTTATATGACTCTAAGTCTGGAGAGCGTGGAATCTACAATGTTGCAGCAGCGCAAGCACAAGCAGCAAAGTTTGGAAGAAGAGATCCAAGCGTTCATTACGGAACGAACCCTTGCTCAGAGATTATTCTTCGTCCCTATCAGTTTTGTAATCTTTCAGAAGTCGTATTACGTGAAAATGATACAAAGAAAGATATTGAAAAGAAAGTAAAACTTGCTACAATTCTTGGAACATGGCAATCTACGCTTACTGACTTTAAGTATCTTCGTAAAATCTGGAAAGACAATACAGAAGAAGAGCGTCTATTAGGAGTTTCTCTGACAGGACAATTTGGACATAAATTTATGTCAGGTAAAGAAGACCTTGTTTCTTTAGAAGCCTTCTTGATGAGTTTAAGAGATACAGCAAGAGAAACAAATAAAGATGAGGCTGGGAAAATTGGGATTCCTGAGTCTGCAGCTATTACTTGCGTAAAGCCATCTGGAACAGTATCTCAATTGGTCGGGGTGTCTTCAGGAATGCATGCTTGGCATTCACAGTATTATATTCGCACAGTTCGTGGCTCAAAGGGAGATCCAATCTCTACATTTTTGAAGGAAGTCGGAATCCCAGTAGAAGATGATGTAATGAAGCCAAA